GCAGTGCCTTTGAATTTGTCAATCACGGATGTAAAAGAACCTGAGAAACGCAAACGATCTTTTTCAAAAACTTTGGTATTAGAGGGTACCAGTAATAACATGGCTTTCTTTCTTTCAGCTTATTCCTTAGATATAAACATAGAAGAAAGTACTAACATTCAATTTACGCCAAATTTGAGGTATGATTGTGAGTTTTTTAAGAATGATTTGAGGGTGTTTAAGGGTAAATTTAAACTCAATGAAGTAAAGGTATTAAATAATAACTACTCTTTTGATTGTAACCTAATCAGTGAAACTGTAGATATTTTCGCTAAGTTAAAAGATAAGAAGTTGAATGAGTTGGACTGGTCCGAATACGATCACAACCTTACAAGGACCAACGTTATAAAGTCATGGAATGAAGGTATTAAATTAAACGGTGTCGATAATAGAAACTTTGGTTCGGACACTCGAGGGTATCAACCTAAATCATACGGGTATATTTACCCACTTGTGGACTATGGTTATAACATGGTAGGTAATTCACCTTTGAATTTTAGAATCAATCAACTGTATCCATTTATATACGTAAAAGAAGCTGTAAAGAAAACCTTAGACTTTGCACTTGAAGGTACGAATATTGAAGTAGATTACACAACAGACTTCTTTACCAACGCTAACATGCAAAAACTTATTTATGGTTTTGGTGGTGGTGAGCAAATTAAATTAAATCCAGATCAAATTACAGCTTCAAAAGTTGAATTGTTAAATGGTACAAAGGCGGCAAATACATTTTACGGAACTCCCTCAGACCTTAAATATTCTAACAATATACCAGTATATTATATATTCAGTAAAACTTTTAATCTTTTAAAAAGCCCGATTAATTACACAACTATAAATCAAGACTTGAACACTGTAAATGTTACTGATGGTGGCATAACTTTCAATGTAGTAGGGTCTTATTCTATTAGTGTATCATTTGATTTAACATTAAGCAGTTCAGGAAGCACGTACAATACAAACTATTTAACGGGTACGTTTTACACAAACAACATAATAACAAGTTTGGATGGTACTAACATAAGTACTAACAATTTTTCGCAAACAGTAAATACAACAGCATCACATTCATTTAATATAAATTCAAATATTAAAACAGGTCAAAAATTAAGTTTTGATTTCTATTTAGCTCAATACGTTAACAAAGTAGATTTAACTTATTCAATATCGAATTTACAAATAACAGTTTTAGCGAATAAAGATGCAGTATTGACCGATAATTCACCCGTAAGTTTATCAAGTTCTATTCCAGATATCAAATGCTCTGAGTTCTTTAAAGGTATTTTAAACTTGTTTTACGCTTACATGAGTGAACCTATATACAACCCTGTTACAAATAAGTCAACTATTTACATAGATTCATTCATAAATTACTACGAACCACAAGAAAATTACGATAATTGGACTGATTTAATAGATGAAAGTAAAGAGATTACAATACAATCTAATTCATTAATCGAGGGTAACATATACCAATACACGTTTAGCGAGGAGAAAGACGTTCTAAATGCGAAATATAGGGAGCTTGTTGGTATTGGTTACGGGGAGAAACAACTAGAAATTGAGACATGGATGAATGGAGTTGTTAAATTTGAGCTACCTTTTAACACTTACGTGCCTTATAAAATAGAAAACAGTCAATTAATTTACCCTATTGTTAAGGATCAAACAACCGATAGTAATAATGTAACGACTTCCAAGCCTTATAAAGGTAAAGGAATGCTAACATTTTACAATGGATTACGTAGCGGAGTAGTAAATATCTATAACGCTGAGGGAAGTGCAACGGGGGACTGGCAAATTAAATATGATTTTCCTATGATTCACCACTTGAGATTTAAAGATAATTATAATTTTGAGCCTCTTTTCGATTTACATTTTGCACCTCGTAACGCAACGTTTGACGGTATTAAATTAGTTCCAGATGTAAACATTTTCACAAAATATCACGATAAATTTGTAAACGAAATAACATCAAAGAATAGTAAATTAGTATCTTTATACCTGAAACTTTCATACAAAGATATTAACGAATTGGATTTCGCAAAACTAAAAATGATTGACGGCGTACTTTATAGGTTGAACACTATCAAAGATTTTGATTCTGATGCTTACGCAACTACTGAAGTCGAACTAATTAAATACCTAGGTTAATGGCTATCGTAAACATAAAACAATTCGAGGACTATATTCTGCAAGCGTGGGATGTTAGCATTACAGATAATTGGTATAATGGGAGTTATACATTAATAGGTTCTAACGACACATCAACAGGTGAATTTAATACTCAATTAATTGTTGAAGCTCAAGGTTCTGGAACGTATGCCGCTAGTATTTGCGACTCTGCAACGGACGGAGGTAAAACAGATTGGTACCTACCTAGTACAGATGAATTAGTAGCTTTCTTTAATGCTGGTTATACACAAGCAAACACGGCATGGAGCTCTACGGAAATAAATGGTACTGATGCCTATGTAGTAGACTTAGATACGGGAGATGTTATAGCCTTAGATAAAAACAGCAATTCACTAGTATTCAAGTTCAGAAAAGAATACACAACTAGCTACGTTACGATTGACAGGATGAACGTACAAAGTAAACAAGCCCCTATATTAAGCGGAGGTGTAGATAATGCGGATGAAGATGTTTATAAAATGTTAGGAGGAATAAATGGAATATCTAAAAATTCAAATATATTGACAAATGAGTGATGAAACTAGAAGAATAATTATTAAAAGAGGTGCTGGAGTGCCTACGATTCCAACAAGTGCCGACCATAGAGATGGTAGTTGGTTAGCAACTGATATTTATATTGGTGAATTTTACCAAAACACTAACACGGGTATATTATACCAACGTACAAATGCAGGAATAGTTAGCGTACAAGCTTCGAGTGGAACGGGTGATGAATTTATTTTTGTAGGTACAAAGGTTGATTTTCCAGAGGCGGTTGCTGGTGTTATAACGTTAGAGAATGATGTTACCTATTACATAACAGGTTTAGTTGACTTAACAGGAGATCGTTTAGTAGGTGGTCAAAACACAACAATATTAGGAGCGTCCTCTGAGAATTGCATTCTTAAATCAACAGGTTTAAGTTCATCAACTGCATTGATAACTTCGGTTTACTCTTTGCCTATGAGAAATATAACGATTACTCACGGGACTGCTTTGAATTTGGATGGTGATGCAACAACAACCGCCCTAGATTGGTTCGGCGTAAACTTTACGGATTGCGCAACTGTAGGAACTATCAAAGATTACACAAACTTTGTAATGAGTGATTCAGCATTTTTGAATAGTGGTAACCTAACATTTGACGGAACAATAGGAACGATAGCGACAAGTAACTGTTTATTTGATTGTACAAGCGGTTCGACTGCATTAATATTCCCTAGTACCTTAACAGTGTCAAGGAGGATAAGAATTATTTATTCATCTTTCGTTGTGTTAAGTGGTGAAACGGGAATAAATCTAAATGCAAGTGCAACTGTATCGAGTGAACGTTATATTTTAGATACCGTTAACTTTTCTGGTGGTGGTACTTATTTGACTGGTGTAACATATACGGATAACAAGGCTTTATTTGTGAATTGCGTAGGTATTACCAATACTTCGACAAAAGGGTTTATGTATATGCTTAACAACACTACAGATACACCTATTGGAGTTAGTAACGTTAACGTATGGGTAAAAGCGAGCGGAACGACTACAAGCGGAACGAACTCGAAATTTACACATACAACTAATAGACTAACTTACAACGGAGCTTTTACAAACTCTTTTTTAGTAACGATTAATGCAACCACAAGAAGTGCCTCAGCAAATCAATCTATTTCAATCGGAGTCGCTAAGAACGGAACTATAATAGCAGAAAGCGAAGGTATAATTAGAACAACAACCTCAAACGTTGAACATGGTGGAAGTACTCAAGCGGTTCTCGAAATGGTAGCAAATGACTATGTAGAATTGTTCGTTAGAAATACCAACTCCGCAGATGTAAGAGTAACAGATTTTAACTTTAACGTTGTAAAAATACCAGTATAATGGCACAAGAAGAAATAATTTTTAAAGTAGGAGTTGACACGGGAGATAGTGTCCAAGACGTTAACAAGGTAGGGGATGCAATTGAAAACGTAGGTAAGGACGCAAAGAAAACAGATGGGTCGTTTGTAAATCTTAGAAAGGAATTAAAAAACCTTACCGTACAATTACAGAATCTAGACCCTGCTAGTAAAGAATTTGAAACAGTTGCGAAACGTGCCGGTCAAATAAAAGAACAAATGCGTGGTGTTGCGGATGCTATCAACGACGCTGATCCAGAAAAGTTTGGAGGTAAGTTCCAAAGAACTGCAGAAGGAATTGCTGGAGCTTTCTCCGCTGTAACAGGTGCACAGGCTTTATTCGGTCAACAATCTGAAGAAATCGAAAAGCAAATGTTAAAAGTTCAGGGAGCTATTGCTTTGACTCAGGGTATTAGTGCAATGAAAGAGCTGCGTAATGATGCTACTGATTTGGCTGGATCAATTAAAAACAAAGTTGTAACAGCTTTTCAATCCTTAAATGCTTCTCAAATAGCAAACGCACAGGCTACGGGTACAATGACAACATTGCAAAAAGCGTATAATGTAGTAGTAGGTAGTTCTACAGGTGCCTTAAAAGGCTTTAAACTAGCTTTAGCATCCACAGGAATAGGGGCTTTGATCCTTGCCGTTGGTTATTTGATAGCAAACTTTGATAAGCTTAAAGGGTCAATGAGTAAAGGACTAACAACCGCTAAAAGTTTTGAAACGTCTACAAGTAGACAAGCGGAGGCGGCACGTTATGCAAGTGATAATTTTGCTGAATATGAAAGAACATTAGTACGTTTAGGTTATACAGAGGAGCAAATTAATAGTAAACGTAAAGCACGTTATAAAGATGCTATAATTAAAACGGAGAAAGAAATAGAAGCTTCAAAAAAAGTTTATCAAGAACAATTAAAAAACTTAAAAATAGTTGAAGGGTTTGATAAGTGGGGTTTCAATGCTACTGGTCGTTTATTGTTTGGGGATGAAAATGATGCAAAAGCACAACAGCAAAAAATAAAAGATTTGAATGCTACGTTAACTAAGCTTAAAAACGATCAATTCGACTATAACAACCAAATTAAAGCTGATAACAAACAAGCTAATGAAGATGCTAAGCAAAAACAAAAAGAGGCGAATCAAGAAGCGGCAAGGAATGCAAAGGAACGTAGGGAAAGACTTAAGCAACTTAAAGAAGAAGAAGACGCAGAAAGATTGACCCTACAAAGAAAGTTTGAAGATTTAACGGTTGCTAATATTGACGATGCTAACGCACGAGATATTATGGCTATGAAGCTTAAACATGACCGTGAAAAAGAAGATTTAAAAAAGCAATATGCCGACAAAAAAGGATTAAAACAAGAGTTTGATAAAGTAATGTTAGAGCTAGATGAACAGCAAAAAATTGAACAGCAGAAACTAGAAGACGAACAAAAGAAAGCAAAAGAGGCAAAGGATTTAGAAGATAAAAATAAAGCGTTTGAAGATCAAAAAGCAAGCCTAGAAGCGGAGTTAATAACCAACGCTGAGAACTTTGCTATTAAACAACAAAAGCAACTAGAACTAGAGAATGCTGATTATGAACAAAAGAAACTAAATGCACAAGGTAATAAAGCACAACTAGAATTAATTGAAGCACAACACGCTGCAAATGTAAAGGCTATAAACAAAGAAAGCGTTGATTACCAAAAGATGTTAGATGAAACTTTAAAGCAAAGTAAAGTTGAATTATTAGGTGCAATTGGTTCGATCTTTGGTGAACTTGCTGGACTTTCTAAACAAGCCTCTGGAATTCAAAAGGCTTTCGCACTTACACAAGTTGCTATTGATACGGCAACGGCTATCTCTGGATTAACTTCTATTTCGTTTAGTGCTGCAAACCCTGCTAACAAAGTAAATCCGTTAGCTCCATACATACAGCTTGCGACTGGTACTGCGAAAATCATATCTAACATGTCAAGGGTAAAATCTATTCTAGGGAGTGGCGTAAATGTAGCTCCACCAACAACAGGAGGAGGACCAAATTCAAATCTTGGAATAGGACCACAACAAGGCACGCAAACGAATGTACAAGCTCAATCTACCTACAAAGTAGTGGTTGTTGATTCAGACATCACTAAAATGCAGGATAAGACAAAAAAAGTTAATGCAATAAGTACTATTTAACATAATATTTTTTATATTTACAAAAACGTTCTTTTATATGTTACCTTTTTACGAATTGGTTATAGATGAGTCTAATGATACAGGTGTTGATTTTAACGCCTTTGTATTGAGACCAGCACACGGAAAGCCCTATTTTGCATTTAACAAAGAGCAAAAAATTCAGTACTTCTTTAATGAAGAAAAGAGAATAGTTACGGGTGTCATGATGAGTGCAAACACTCCTATCTATAGAAGTAATCCAGACCGATTCGTACTATTCAAAGGTGAAACAATAAAAGCAATCAGAACGAAATTCCACACAAACGGATTCCACAACAACGTTAATGAAGAACACAACCCCGATTTAAAACTTGAAGGAGTTAACATGATTTCTTCATATATCGTTTCTCATCCCTCACACATTCCAAGCCAATTTAAAGCAATGAATTTGCAAAATGGAACTTGGATAGCTTCATACAAGATTGATAATCCTACGGTATGGAATAAGATAAAAAAGGGAGAATTTAGTGGGTATTCAGTTGAGGGATATTTTGATCAAAAAGAAATTAAAATAAAAACAAAATAAATGAGTAAATCAATTTTCGATTTCTTCAAGAAAGAAGAAAACAAAATAGTTTTTTCGGAAGTAAAGACTATTGATGGAATTGTTCTACAGTATGATGGTGAGCTTGCTGAGGGTACGCCACTTTTCATATTAGATGAGAACGGTGAACAAATTCCTGCACCTGAGGGTGAATACCAAGTTGAATATGAAGATCAACTATGGGTTGTATCTATTGACGTAAATGGTGTTCTAGTAAAATTAGAGGCTGTTAACGTAGAAGAAGAGCCTATGTCTGAGGAGGTTGTTAATGAAATGATGTCAAAACAAGAGTTTGATGCAATCATTCAACAAGTTATCACAGATACAGATTCTAGAATTACAGCGTTAGAGGCTAAATTTGCTGAGTTGTTAGAAGTAAAAGAAAGCAAGTTCAAAGACGAAAGAAAAAAAGTTGAAATGTCTAAAGAGCTTACAGTAAAAGAAATATTAACTAAAAAATAAAAAACAAATGTCAATTAAAAGAACATTAAAAGAAAAGTTCGGTTACGATGTATCTGGACTAGCAGCATGGAAAGATAATACACTTCCAAACATTACACCAGATTTAATTTCTACGTCTCGATTCTTAGAGAAATTAATGCTTGAGGAAGGTGTAAAAGGATCTAGAGAAATTGCATTATTATCTTCATCTGTAGCGTTACAAGCTAAGGCGGCGTGTACACCTTCACCAGATGGATCAGTTGTTTTCACTGAGAAAGTTTTAACAACTAAACCTTTGTACATGGGTGTTGAGTTTTGTAACGAAACTTTGAACACAAAAATGACTCAAGTGTTGAATGCTTTGGGAATGAAAAACCAAGAGGGTCAACTTCCTGCACCACTTGAGACTATCTTAATGGCTTACTTAACTAAACAATTACAGAAAAAAGCTGAGCGTTTGGTATGGTTAGGTGATACAGCGTCTTTGGATACTGAATTAGTACATTTTGACGGTTTGGTTAAAGCATTGAAAGCAGATACAGCGGTATTAAAAACTACTACTACATTTGCAACTTTAACAACTTCAAACGCTTATTCTGCTGCATACGAGGTTTTCACTAAAATCCCTGCTGAGATTTTCGACAACCAGATGGAAATCGCATTGTATACAGGACGTACAGAAGCTTTGGCTATCATTTCAGAGTGGAACGCTGCAAACGCTTACGATCGTATTCAATACACTTCAGAGGGTGGTTCTATTCGTTTTATTTTACCTCAAACTAACGTTGAAGTTATTACAGTTCCTGCGTTAGATGGTCAAAACGAAATCTTTGCTATTCCTACAGCGTTAGTATTTTTAGGAGTTGACGCTAGAGAAGATGAAAACTTTGATATCAAATACGACGCTTACAATGAGAAATTGAAGGTTGATACTTCTTTCAGATTAGGAGTTCAATATGTATTCCCTCAATACTTTGTAAGAGTTAAAAGAGCTTAATTATTAATCTTAGGGGTGTAAAAGCCCCTTTTTAAAATATTATAAACATGTGTGAGCTAAGTGCGGGATTTAACGCCCTAAATTGTGACTCTAGCGGTGGTGTTGCGACACTTTACATAGGGTCTTTGAGAGATGAAACAACAGGAGCTGCGAACTATACGTATACACGTACAGATGGAACTGTTTCAGCAATGGCAAACGTAGGAGCCAAATTGTTTTATACGGTAACTGTAGATGCTGAAATGTCTGATTTTACTATTAACGCTATCGGTTCTCGTGAAAACGCTTCGACTGGTTTCGAAATCTCTGGAAACATCAAACTAGCTGGTAATACTGCTACAATGATTCAACAATTAGAAGATCTTTCTAAGGATCGAGTTTGTGTTATTGCTAAATTAAACGATGGTACTAACGAAATTTTAGGTATAGACAATGGTTGTAAGTTCTTGTTTAATAGAACATCAGGAACAAAATTTGACGATATGAACGGTGTAACTTTAACTTTCTCAGGACGTGAGAAGAAAAACGCTCCGAAAGTTTCAGATGCTATCGTTTTAACATTGTTATCGTAATAATTATTATGTTAAATAGAATTAGGGTAGTTTCGGCTACCCTTTTTTAATACTTATATTATGGAATACAAAGAAGAATTTAAAGAAAAAAGCGTCTGGATTGACCGAATTAAAGGTTTTTTAGTGGCAAATGAAGAAAATAAATCAACTTTATTTAAATTTTGCCCTAATATTTTTGTAGAAATTACTAACTTTAACGAAACAAAACCACAAAAACGTGTTCTTTCTAGTCGAAAAAAACCAAAACAATAGCATTTGTTTAACTCTTAATGAGAAAATGAATGATAACTACCCTGAAACATGGTTGTTTAGGTTTGTAAATGAACAATCAAAGAAAGAATACTACTGCAATCTAACGGATTTATCCACTTCCAAAAAACGTTTTAACTTATTCAACTTATACGAGGGTACTAGTATCACTTTGCCTTTGGGGGAGTATAGTTATTTCGTTTATCAAATGGAAGTTGAAGATGAAGAAAATTATACATTAGGCTTTTTATGTGAGCAAGGTAAAGCAAGGGTTAAGACTGATTCAACTCCTATACCTACATTCACGCAAACCACAACAATAAAGAACATTTATGAGTGATAACTATATATTTAGAGAGGCTAAAATTCCTTTACCAATTGAAAAGCAGAAAGCTGGTCAAACGTGGGTAAGTTGGGGAGAAAATAACGATTACCCTCAATTTTTAATAGGGCTTTATTATAATAGTTCTATTCACGGTGGAATAGTTAACTCTAAGGTGAAATATATTGCTTCAAGTGGGTTAGATGCTCAAACAACTGATTTGCCTAAATGGGAATTAATCAAAAAAAATGGTAACGCTCCGTTTAGTTTAGATGAGATTACTTTGATGGTAGCAAAAGATTTTGAATTATTAGACTCATTTGCTATAATGTTTAGAAAAAATCCTATTTCTAAATTTTGGGACGCTCACCACGTTTCTACGGAGTTGATTCGTAAAGGTGAAGATTCTAGTTTCTTCTACTACTCAGAAAATTGGAAAGAAAGAAATCAAAGCGAAGAAAAAACAGGTTTTAAAAAGATTAAAAATATTGAAGATTTAAGCCTAGAGGATAAAGAATGTTTGTTATATGTTAGCTCAAGAAGTAAACAGCATATAATTGACGAAAAAACAGGTCTATTAACTAAGTCGGTTTATCCTATTCCATCGTATAGTGGAGCTATAAAATCAATTATGGCATCTATTGAAATGAATTACTTCCGATATTCAGAGGTTGTAAATAGTTTCAAAGGTGGTACAATGATAAATATACCAACAGGTGGACCAGATAATGAACATGACAAAAAGAAATTAATTGCTCAATTAAAAGGTGAAAGTACTGATCGAGATAAACAGGGCGGAATAGTAGTTACCTTTTCTAGAGGCTCAGAAAACGCCCCAACGGTAACGCAAATAAACGGTAATAATTTAGATCAACGTTACCTATTAACACAAGAAAGTATCATTGACGATATTATGGTAGGTCATAGTGTAATTAGTCCTACGTTATTCTCGATTAAAACAGCTGGTCAATTAGGTGGGTCAAGTGAGTTAGAAACAGCTTACCAATTATTCATGAATAACTACGCTTTGGAACGTCAAAAGATAATCACAGACGCTTTGGAATACGCACATTATACACTTAATAGTTTTGTTGGTGATATATTTTTCATAAGCAAGCCTTTAAATCTAAGCGGTAAAACGGAGGAAGTTTCTGAGATAGCTAAAAAAATAAACGTATTAGATCCTAATTTACAAAATGTAGTATTAGGCAAACTAACAGTAAACGAATTACGTGGATTAGCTGGTTTAAATCCTTTACCTAACGGGGATGTAATACAACAATCGTTTAAAAATGAAGTTAGCGACGAAACTGTTATTTCATGGTTTTCTGAATTAGGGCGTACAGATTACAAAGAGGTTTATTCACAACAAGTAAAAGATTTTTCCAAACTTGAGATGAGTGAAAAAGAATTACTTTCAAAATATTCCTTCGCTAACGATTTAACAGCCGATCAATTGAAAATCGTTGAAATGATTAACAACGGAGAAAGCTACGGGTCAATTGTTAAAGCAATAGACAAAGGTGCAACCTATGTATCTAGGCAACTAGTAGAGTTAGAAAAGTTAGGAATGATTAAAGGTTTTGAATTAACACCAAAAGGCAAAACTAATGTAGGTGAAGTATCGTTTGAGGTTGTTTACCAATACAGAGAGCGTGAGGGAATACCTCCATTAAAAGGTGAAAGCCGCCCTTTTTGTAAGAACTTACTAGCATTAAAAAGAGTGTTCACACGTGAAGAAATTGACCAAATAACAGCACGTTTAAAAGCTAACGGAATAGATCGTAACGTTTGGGAATATAAAGGGGGCTGGTATACGAATCCAGAAACAGGCGTACACACACCTTCATGCAGACATACGTGGTTTCAGTCGATTGTTGAGAAAAAATAATGCATATTTTAGCACACATGTCTACAAAAATACTTATATTCGTAATACTAAATTTTATAAATATGTATTACGTTTACGCATTAGCAGAGCCTACTAACAATGAGATTAGATATGTAGGTATTACTAACAATCTAAATATTAGGTTGGCAAGTCATTTATGTAGAGATGAAGGAAACCCAAAATCTAACTGGGTTTATGAATTAAGATGTAAAGGTTTGAAACCTATAATGATTGTTTTAGATACTGCTGAAAATAAAAAGGAAGGTTTAAAAAAAGAAAGTTTAAAAATTATTGAACTTAAAGAAAAAGGTTGTGAATTATTAAATGTAACTCATCAAAAAATTTACTACAAATTTGATTTGGATGGTAATTTAGTTGATAAAATATTATCTGTTAGAGAAAAACATAGAGTAACTTCAAGACTTACATACGCTGGTTTTGTTTGGCATGATGAACCTGTTTTTCCTTACTGGAAATTAGAGAAACGAGAAAGTGCTAAAAAAGTAAAGCAAAAACAAATACACCAATATACAAAAGATGGTATCTTTGTTAAAACTTACGATGGTGTAAGAGAAGCTTATAGAATTACAAATATAGACCATAGGAGTATTTCTGCGAACGCTACTAATAGAAGACCATCCGCAGGTGGTTATGTATGGACTTACACTAAATTATAATATTATGGCACATTTAATTAGTACAACAAATTTAAAAGCGTTATCTTACATTAGTTCAAATGTGGATGATCTTTTACTTTCTACTTTAATAACAAGGGTACAAGATACTGTTTTAGAGTCGATTCTAGGGAGTCAATTATTTAACAGGTTGTTAACGGGTGTAGATAACGACGATTTAAACCCAGATGAGATTCTTTTGTTAGACACATACATTAGTCCGTGTTTAGTTGCGGCGGTTGAAAACAGAGCCACTGATATGACTACTTTGGAGCTTAGACAAATTGGAGTATCTCGAGTTAGTTCAGAGGGCGTAAACACTGTAAATGAAGCTGAATTAAACCGTTTAAGCAACTCTTTGAATAAAGACTATAATTTCTACAGAGAAAGACTAATAAGATTCTTAAAATTGAATTATACGGTTTACCCTGAATACACTTCTTATTATGATTATCTTTACCCGTGTGATGATCTAAGCCAGATCAATCCAGATCGAGGCTTTTCAGATACAAATATAAACTTTGCATGATAACAAGCATAAACCAACTTTCAGCGGAGCTTAAAGCTATTCAGGATTCACATTACCAATTGAATAGTTACTATTTTGGGGAATTTAATTTAGCTTTACAGAATAGAGAATTAGAATATCCTTTACTTGTATGTGATTATAACAGCGGATCTATTAATATCTCAAATACTAGCGTGCAATTGTTTATAATAGTAGCTGATAAGGTTTATAAGGATAATTCTAATTTAATAGAAACTAAGTCGGACACTTTACAAATTTGCAGAGATATATTCAACGTAATGAAAAAATCCCAAAGGTGGCAAGTTTTAGGACGTGTTACACAAGGTAATGTGACTTCATTTGTTGAACGTGGAAAAGACGAGGTGGCTGGACATGTAATGAACGTAACTATCGAGCTGAGAGATACGAATGGTATTTGTGATTTACCTCTAAATGGGTACGATTTTGGAGGCTCTGGAGCTTATTCATGTGATCCTGTTTTAATCGTAAATTCAAACGGTACTTTCAGCGTGTCGGTTGCAAGTGGATCGACGTATGAGTTGGAAGATATGCTTTTTGAGGTATATGTAAATAGTAATTTTAAAGAAGAAATAACAATAATAACACTAGATAATTAATTATGGCAAATACTGTAAATATTTATGTGAATAAGGCGGATATTGGTTTAGATTTAGTCGACAATACAAGCGATTTAAACAAACCAATTTCAACAGCTACGCAAACAGCTTTAAATGGTAAAGAAGATGTTTCTAACAAGTCTACAAACACAAGTTTAGGCACCTCCGATACTCTTTACCCTTCGCAAAAAGCGGTTAAAACGTATGTAGATACTGCTGTTAGTGGTGCAACTATACCAACGTTAGATCAAGTTACAACTTCTGGAGCTGTTACGGATAACCCTATTACAGTTGCTAATGTGACTTTTTCAAATAGCATGGCTCCAAGTGAACATGCCGTGCAAAGATTAACCACTAATAAAAGGGTATCAATGAAGGCGGATGGTGAAATAATAGTTAACACAAACGGGAACTTTGAGGCGTCTTTAAAAGCTACTAATTTAACAGCAAACGTAAATATCGAACTACCTAATAAAGTGGCTGGAACTTATACACTTGCCACTACTGATATTATAGGAGCTGCAAACGGAGTTGCTGAATTAGATGGGACCGGTAAAGTTCCAAGCTCACAACTACCGTCTTATGTGGATGATGTTGAAGAGTACGCCAATTTAGCTGGGTTTCCTGTTACGGGTGAAAGTGGAAAAATATACATTGCTCTAGATACAAATCTAACTTATCGTTGGGGTGGCACTACATACATTGAAATTAGTCCAAGCCTTGCATTAGGTGAAACTTCTTCAAGTGCTTACAGAGGGGATAGGGGTAAAATTGCTTACGATCATTCACTTTTAACAAGTGGAAATCCTCACAACGTTACAAAATCGGATGTAGGACTTTCAAATGTTGTTAACTCAGATACAACAACAACTGCAAATATTACTGATTCATCAAACAAAAGATTTGTAACAGATGCACAATTAACTGTAATAGGTAACACAAGCGGAACGAATACAGGAGATCAAGACCTTTCAAGTTATGCAACTAAAGATTTAACTTTAGACCGCAAAACAGCGTCTTACACATTAGTAGCTGGAGATAACAACAAACTAATTGAAATGAACGTTGGAACTGCTAATAACGTAACTATAAACAATAGTGTGTTTAGTGCAGGAAACCAAATTTTAGTTTCTCAATATGGAGCAGGTCAAGTTACATTCGTAGCAGGTTCTGGTGTTACATTACGTAGTCCAAGTGGAAAATTAAAGTTAACAGGTCAATATTCGTTAGCTACAATTATAGCAATTTCAGCAACTGAATTTTATATTAGTGGAGATTTAACAGCGTAAATTATGATAATAGCAACACACGGAATATTAGCTAACTCAGCACCTTTAAATCCTTTAAACACTAACTTGGTGGGTGTTTGGAATGGAGATGGGAATGCTAATGACTCATTTGGAAGTAATAACGGAACTGCTGTTGGGGGGTTAACATATGCAACAGGTAAAATAAATAATGCATTTCAATTTAATGGAATAAATGCATATGTTACTCTGCCAAATAATTTATTAAATTTCACTGGCGATTTTTCAGTAAATTTTTGGCTTAATTTACAAGGGGTTGGCGGTGACATACAAATGATTGTCAGTAATTTTCAATCAAACACATTAGCATCATCTTTTTATGGTTGGGATATAATTGTGAGTAATCAAGAATTAAAATTTCAAATATTTGATGGAACGACTAATTTTGATAATTTTATAACTAATATAATTAGTTATTATTATGTATGGACAATGTTCACAGTTGTAAAAAGAGGTGTTAACATTAAAGTGTATGCTAATAATGTGCTGTTAAATACATTTACGCAAACAAAAACACTTACATATACGTCAACACATACACCATCTTTAGGAGCAAGAAAAACAGCTATAAGTGGGGGTGATGTTCGTTATTATATGTCTAATACAGGAAAAATAGATGCTATGACTATTTGGAATCGAGAATTAACAACTACTGAGATATCAGATTTATATAATAGTAGTAACGGTAAACAATATCCTTATTAATATGAAAGTAAGAAAATTAACAATTGAACAAAAAGACCTTTTAATAGGCAAAGTTTGGGGTTACGAAAACCAAATCTTTAACCCTGTTTTAGATGCAAATGGAAACTGGTTTATTTCAAATGAAGAAGTAAACGGATGTACATTATCTCAAGCTCAATTGATAGGGTGTGATAGTTGGCTATTAACATTACCAGAGATTGATTATAACCCTATAATAGTAGATATAATATGAACTATTTAAAAGACATCATAGAGCAACTGAGAAAAGCGAAAACAATCCTATTAATACTTCTATTTGTTAGCTTTATTTTGTTTTATTACAAGTCGCTAATTACAGAAGTAGTTGAAAGTAAGGTTAAGAAAGACGAGATAAAGCACGACATAAATAATAACGTGCTTATTCAACAAATGCTAAATGATTTGATGTTGAAGTATAATGCTGATAGGGCGTATATTTTTCAATTCTCAAATAATGTTATTTACTATGATCAAACGCACCGAAATCACACTTCGATGAGCTTTGAAGTTTGTGCAAATGGTATTAGTTACGAGTCGAGAGAATTACAGAAATTACCCGTATCTTTGTTTCCTATCTTTTTACAGGAGGTCATGCTAGATAAATGTAGATATAGAGATATTGATAGCTTAAAAGAAACTTCAACTCGCTTAGCATTAAAAAAGCAAGGTATAAAAAGTTTGATTGTAGCCCCTTATTTTAAAGATGGTTATTTCGTGGCGTACGTGGGCCTGGACTTTGTAAGAAATTATAATAAATTAGCTTTCGATTATAAAGAATTTAGAAATCAAACCGACGAAATAGGTCGAATATTAACACAGTAAAAACAAATAACTATGAAATTTTTAGAAAAAATCAAGGCAAAAACGCCTAAAAAAAACAAAGTAATTGGACAAGTAACTGCGGTATTAGGTGCGGTATCGTTAGCAGTAGCAGAAAGCGGAGCGGTGGATAATCGACCAATGTTAAAGCTAGGTTTAGAAGTATTAGCGGTAAAACTCGGTGCTGTTTCAGTTTATAACGCCCAAAAAGTTGAGGAATGAGTTACGAATGGTTAAAAGCTGAGAAAAGCCCAAAAATCTTAGTCGAAGCCGTTAAAAACTTAGGAGTTAAGGA